GGACAACCTGAAGCTGGGCTACGGAGGCACCAAGACCGAAATGGAGCGTCTGCTTGCTGATGCGCAGGCCATTTCCGGCATTGAATATAACATCGATTCCTACGCCGATGTTGTATCTGCCATCCACGTTATTCAGGAGAGCATGGGCATTGCGGGTGCTACTGCTGCCGAAGCGGAACACACCATTGAAGGCTCCATGAACTCCATGAAGGCGGCCATCGACAACCTTATCGTTGGTTTTGGTAATGCAGACGCTGACATCGAGCAGCTCTGCAACAACGTGGTGGATGCGTTTCAGGATGTGCTGACCAACATTACGCCGGTTATCCAGAACATCATCTCTGCGCTTCCAACAGCACTGAATGCCCTGATTGCCACCGTGGGCGATTTGCTCCCAACCTTACTGGATACGGTGGTTGACCTGTTTTCCCAAGTGCTGACCACGCTGCTGACGCTAATACCACAGTTAATACCTGCAGTGGTTGAGGCGTTAATGACCATTGTGAACACGCTGATTGAGAACCTGCCGCTTCTGGTGGATGCCGCCGTGCAGATAGTGGTTTCCCTTGTGGACGGTATCGGCTCGGCCCTGCCGGAACTTATCCCCGCAGCAGTGCAGGCCATTGTTACCATCGTGCAGGGCCTTGTAGATAACCTTCCGATGATTTTGAATGCGGCCTTACAGCTTATCATGGGGCTTGCGGAAGGTCTGCTTACCGCAATCCCAATGCTGATTGAAGCACTCCCTTCCATTATTCTGGCCATCGTTGATTTCATTATCGGTGCCATTCCGCAGATTATTGAGGCAGGCATTCAGCTACTGACTTCACTGGTTTCTGCGCTGCCGCAAATCATCGTGGCTATTGTGGAGGCTATCCCACAGATTATTGAAGGAATTATCTCTGCGGTTCTTGGTTCGATTCCTCAAATCATCCAAGCAGGCATTGACCTGTTGGTGGCACTGATTGAGGCGCTGCCGCAGATCATCACCACCATTGTGGCCGCTATCCCGCAGATTATTTCTGGCATTGTCAATGCGGTCATCAACAATATTCCACAAATCGTACAGGCCGGTATTTCCTTGCTGACCTCGCTGATTAAGAACCTGCCGATCATTATTGTAACAATCGTGAAGGCTGTGCCTCAGATTATCACAGGTCTTGTGCAGGCCCTGAGCAAAGGCGTATCCCAAATGGCGCAGGTCGGCGGCAACCTTGTCAAAGGCTTGTGGCAGGGCATTCAGTCCCTTGCATCTTGGCTATGGAACAAGGTGTCCGGGTGGATTTCTTCCATCTGGGACGGCATCTGCGACTTCTTCGGTATCCATTCGCCTTCGGATGAGATGGCTTGGATTGGTGAGATGCTGGTAAAAGGTCTGTCCGGCTCCATTGAGGACAACGGCAGCGAAGCTGTCAAAGCTGCGGAAGCCATGAGCGCTGACATCAATGATGTGATGCAGAGCTTGGCTGAGGATATGACCACGGCGCTGCCTACGGATTTCGAGGTCAATGCTACGGTAAATCGAAACGACACTGTTTCCGGTATTGGAACGGGCGGCGGTGCCATGATTACCATTCAGCAGATGATTGTCCGAAGCGAGGAAGATATCCGTAAGATTTCTCAGGAACTTTACAACCTGATTCAAAGTGGCTCCCGTGCGCAGGGCCACTTCACTACAGCATAAAGGAGGGTTTTGACCTATGGGATTTATATTTAACGATATCGCATCGAGCAGCATGGGCCTCAAAGCCCGTCTGACTTCGTGGCAGGTGTGTGGTAAACTTCGAAACTTTACCACCACCGTGCCGGGAAAATATGGTGTGGCGGATTTCGGAGCAGACTTCGATTATCGTGAAATCAAGGTGCAGTGCAACATCTATCCCAAGTACAGTTTCACCTCCTTGGTATCTGCTTTGGATGATGTAGCTGCATGGCTTGACCCGGTGCAGGGCCTGCGCCAGCTTGTGCTTGATGATGTGCCGGACCGATATTTTATGGCGAGGCTTAACGATACGGTGGACTGCGAAAGGCTTATCCGCTCGGCAGGCAGTTTTGAACTGAAGTTTTTCTGCCCTGACCCATTCGGATATGCCATCACGGACGAAACCTTCTCCATAACCGAGGAAGGCACTCATACCGTGACCCGCACCATCGGCAACATCGAATCCCTGCCGATTTACCGCATTGAGGGCGTACTGACTTCCGGGTCGGCCAATTATATCAGCATTACCACAAACGGCTCGGAACTGAAAATCGTAAATGCCACGCTTTCCGAAGGAGAAATCCTTGTTGTGGATACCGATAAAATGACCGCCTATGTGGTGGATGAAAACGGTGAGACTCTGCGAAACGGCCTGCCGTATTTGCAGGAGTTGAACTTTCCGACACTGGCTGTCGGAGATAACACGGTCACCGTGGAAGTTAGCAATGCCACGCTGACAGAATTACAAATACAGGCCAAGAGCAGATGGAGGTGACGGTATGTCTCTGAAAACAATTCTGAATAAACAAAAGGATTTCACGGGCGAGTTTCCGGCAGAGTATGCCGCCTCCGGCTTGTGGCGCTTCAACGAGTCTGCACCGGATGAGGATACGGCGCTTGCCGACTCTTCCGGTTATGGACGCAACTTTACTGTTGTAAATTGGAGTGGCACAACCGCCAATCTTAGTAAAAGTCCGAAAGGGCGTCAGATTCGCTTTAATATCAATAATCCGACTACGGAGAAAACCCACCTGCAGGTGACTAATGACGGCACAATTTTTGCAAACCTTGGTGAGCGTATCATCGTGGGGGGATGGATGTGTCCTACCACTTATTCCGTGGGTAATACCTTCTGTCCGATTTTTAATACCCGTTATGGTCCCGGACAGCCGATTTTCTATCTGTCTTTGTATTCCGGCAAGCCGAGAATTATGCTCTATAATTCCTCCGGCACACTGATACTGGATAAGACCGTGACACCATCGTTTTCTCTTGTGAACGGCGGCTGGTATTTTATCGCAGGTGTTATCGAGCCGAACAACAAGCAGTTCACCTATGTCATTGGTGACCGTTCTTCCGGCACCTGCTTCAAGTCCGATGTGCTGACCTTTACGGGAACGCTGAATGCGGAATGTACCGCAGACCTTATCATCGGTATGCACGCCGATACTTATTACTACGCAGGCGGTTTTGATGAGTGGTTCTTAGACTGCGATTCTTCACTGACCGCAGATGATTTGGTGGATTATTTCAATGCCACCATTCTATGTAACGGTGCATCCAATTCCGCTGATGTGGATGCCCTGACCGTAGCCGACTGCGTAACGCTGAAAGCTACCGATGGCGTGTACCCGGAAAGCGGTATTCTTTACACCAAGGCTGTGGAGTGCAATCTGGCAGGCACGGGCAAGGTCTCCGTCACCAGTGAATATGTGGCAGGCACAACGGCCATTGCATCGGTGGAAACCTCCACCAGTGATGACCTTTTGGATTGGAGTGACTGGATTGAGGTAGGCTCGGACGGAAAGTTGCAATCGCCCAACCGAAACTATATCCGCTTTAAGGTCACGCTGACCACAACGGACACCTCCAAGACACCGAAACTGGTGGATATTCGTCTGTATGACATTCCAAAAGCGCCCTATGAAAAAATCGGCTATGCCCGTCCTGTGGTATTAGACAGCAACGGTGCATGGGAGGCCATTTTAGAGAATGCCTATGACATCATCGTTACGGGCGAAATCAACGGTGAAGACACGCTGACCTTTTCCATTCCGTACCGTGACAGCAAGCGAAAATACATTGATAACGAGAAGAAAATCCAGATCGTTGATGATGTGTACAAAATCCGCACCATTACCGATGTGAAAGACAGCACCGGCAGCACCATCACGCAGGTGTATGCCGAGGCGGAATTTTATGATTTAACCTTTTCTGTCCGTAAGGAAGAAAAGAAATTCGATGCGGAAACGGCGGATGTGGCTATGGCCTACGCTCTTGCAGACACCGAATGGAGCGTCGGCACTGTCGATGTGACCACCAAGCGTACATGGACTTCCACGGAGAAAAATGCTCTGTCCATTCTCCGCAGTGTTGCCAATCTCCACGGCGGCGACCTTGTTTTTGATTGTCCCAACCGACTGGTGCATTTGCTGACCGTCAACGGCAAGGACAGCGGCGCTCTGTTTGCTTACAAGAAGAACATGAAAAGCATCGAACGTGTGGTGGATACCCGTTCCCTTGTAACAAGGCTTTATGCGGTCGGTGCCAACGGCATGACTTTTGCCGACATTAACAGCGGCAAGGCATATCTGGAGGATTACACCTATACGTCGGAAGTCCGTATCTCTACACTGGACTGCTCCTCTTTCACCAATCCATATCAGATGAAGGAATACACGGCTATGCGTCTTGCAGAATACTGTAAGCCTGCAGTGTCCTATGTGCTGAATGCAATGGACTTGTCTGTTCTGACGGGTTATGAACATGAGGCATGGAATTTAGGTGATTATGTTGGTGTGGAAGATAAGGACTTGGGGTTATCGGTCACTACCCGTATTGTGCGCCGAGAATACAATCTGCAGGAGCCTTGGAATACGGTTCTGGAACTTTCCACTACGCTTAAGAACTTGGGTAGTTCGGTCAGTTCCATTGATACCATCGCCGATGCATTGGAAGGCACAGGAATGGTATCCAACAATGATATCCGAGAACTTG